GCTTTTGGTCCCTTACTGAGAGCGCCTCTGTGAGGAGGTGAGTCCGCTTCGCCCGTTGCCAGCACTGCGCGGGTGGACCCAGGCAGGCTGCGATTGGAGCGGATTCGCTCTCAGGTGGACTATTCATCCCGGCTGCGCCGGACTCAAGGTTCGGTGCGGGACTGCTTCCCCGCCTTGGTTTCTATCCTATCACAGTATGGGTGACAGGTACAGCTGGCGGTTGGAGTTGCTGACGAGTCAGCTTCTCTCCCCTTCGCTGTTACCAATAGTATAGCACAGAACAGGGGAGATATGGGGCACAGGGGGGTAGTGTTGCTGTTATTGTAATATTATGTAACAGGCGGGGAACTTAAACATATGTCTGGCTAACAGCACTCGTGTAATAAAAAAGCCCCCTAGGGTGGGGGCAGGGGTCTGAAGTTGTGAGCGTGGGGATCAGTCGCCCTTATCTTCGATGGAGATCTTAAGTTCAGGTGCCTGGATATTGACTGTCTCAACGGATTCACCGATGACACGTCCGATGGAGTCGAGCACTTGACTTGCGGTTTGCAACTGCCCCTTCTTCAAAGCTTGATTGAAGAGTTTGGTACGCATGTGCTGCAATCGCGCCAGCATGTTTTCGCGATCAGCTTTCCAGTCTTCATCGACGATCTTTTTGACATCCGCCCAATCGCGCCAAGCGGTCTGAATTGAGACCTGTTCTTTTTCAGCGTGATCGTAGACAAGCGCTGTTGACGACAGTCCTTCGAGCTGACGTTTATAGAGCCGTCGAACACGGGCTTGCTTAGCTTCTGTCAGTTCGGGCTGCATTACTGTCTCGACCCTGTTTCTTTGGATAATAACTTGCTGCGCTGCGTTGTGGAACGGTCTGACGGGGGGTAGGAGTTGAAAACCTGTGTAATGTAATAGCCATGAGCACAAAAACCGAACCCATCAACCTGCGATGGGCTCAAGGCCAGGTTTATTCGAGCGAAAAGCGCTTTCGCGTCCTGGTTGCGGGTCGTCGATTCGGCAAATCGTATCTTTCATGCGTTGAACTGTTGCGTGGAGCGATCAACCGTCCGGGCGAAACCTTCTTTTATTGCGCCCCGACTTATCGGATGGCCAAAGATATTGCGTGGAGAGCGTTAAAAAAGCTGGTTCCGAAGGTTTGGATCAAGACTAAAAACGAAACAGACCTACGAATCGAGCTAATTAACGGTTCAACGATCGAATTGAAGGGTACTGAGAACGCAATGGCGCTTCGTGGCCGGAGTTTGTCGGGCGTCGTGCTTGATGAGGCGGCATTTATGGATTCAGAGGTCTGGTTTGAGGTGATCCGCCCTGCTTTAGCGGATAAAGAGGGTTGGGCGTTGTTTATTTCGACGCCAGACGGTACAGCTAGCTGGTTTTACGACTTGTGGTGTTATGTCCCAGAGGATGAGACCGAAGAATGGCAACGGTGGAGCTATACGACGATTGAAGGAGGAAACGTCAGTAAGCACGAGGTCGAAGCAGCCCGCGCTCAACTTGATTCGCGCACGTTCCGCCAGGAATTCGAAGCGTCCTTCGAGAACCTGACTGGTTTGGTGGCCATCAGCTTTTCGGACGACAACATTTCAACGGATGCGAAGGATATTTCGATTCAGCCATTGCTGCTGGGCGTTGACTTCAACGTGGATCCGATGTCTGGCATCTGTGCGGTCAAAGACAGAGACACGCTGTACGTGTTTGACGAGATCATGCTGACGGGCGGGGCCACAACCTGGGATTTTGCCGAGGAAGTCACCCGCAGATATGGAGTAGACCGCAGGGTTATTGCTTGTCCTGACCCTACGGGCGGCGCAAGGAAAACTAGCGGTGTGGGCGTAACGGACCACGCAATCCTTAGGCGCAGTGGCTTCACGGTTCAGAGTCCTAGATCACCGTGGAAGATCCGAGACAAGATCACAGCGGTCAACACTGGCCTAATGGATGCTTCTGGAGCGCGTCGGGTAAAGATCCATCCGAGGTGCAAGGAGCTGATCAAGTCGTTACGAACGTTGACTTACGCTCCAGGCACTGGGTTGCCTAACAAAAATCTAGGAGTGGACCATGCGTTCGACGCTTTCGGGTATCTTGTCCTTCAGCAGTTCAACTTGGCCAAGCCTGAGGCCATGGGAACTACGTCATACCGCTTGTATTGAGGATGTTTCGTCCGCTCAACGCGCCTCTCTGTCCAAAGTGCGGGTCAGAGGAGTCCAAGGTGATGGGGCGTTATACGTCGCAGGACAATGATTGTGTGCGTGAGCGGCGTTGTTTGAGTTGTGATCATCGTTGGAAGACGCTGCAATCGCCGGAGGAGGAGCTTCATCCGTCAGTGCAGGTAAGGTTTTTCCGTTGGAACTCGCCAAGCGGCAGCAAGCGACGTGTAACGCTGGAATACGGCTCTAAAGCTGTTTAGGATGCGTCTACTGTTGTTTTATTGGCATGGCTGACAAGAAGAGTGCTGCAATGAAGCGATGCGAGGGCTACATGAAGGCCGTGCGCAAGGGCAAGAAGAAGACGGCTAGTAAGAAGAAAAAGTAAGAGTTAGACTGGGTGTAACCCATTGCTTAATTGTCATGCCTGGTCATTACGGAGCTGGTGGCAAGAAAAAACCCAACGGCAAGAAGAAGGGCATGAAGAAGGGCAGCAAGAAGATGCGGTGCAGCTGTGGCAAGTGAAAACGTCCCAGTAAACAAGGCGCTTTACGCCCGCGTTAAAGCTGAGGCCAAGCGCAAGTTCGCGGTTTATCCGAGCGCGTATGCAAATGCGTGGCTTGTGCGCGAATATAAGAAGCGTGGTGGCACTTATCGGAAGGCAACCAGTGGCGGAACGAAAAAAACCACGAAAACCCGCAAAACCAAAAAAGCCAAGTAAGGGCCGTGGCGGCCTGGGCAGATGGTTTGACGAGAAATGGGTCGATATAAAGACCGGAAAGCCTTGTGGCCGCTCCAAGGGCGAAAAGCGGGATTATCCAGCGTGCCGACCGTCCAAACGAGTGTCGTCCAAGACGCCTAAAACGGTCGGTGAGATGTCACCTTCGGAAAAAGCCCGATTTAAGCGTGAAAAAACGGGCTCGAAGAAGATAAGCTATCAGCATCGGCGTCGTAAACCCAAGGGTAAAAGCTAATGGCCACCACCGTCACACGCTTCTCAAACACTGTTGAGCACCGCGAGTCCACGGCATTGGCAGCAGCTGATGATGCCTTTGAAGTTGACTGCAAATCTGATGCTTATACGTTCTTGTTGACTACAACTGGCAGTGCTGAGTATGTAATTGCGTTAGAAATGAGCACTGCAGGCGCTCCAACAGAATACTTTGCGATTGACACAAACAAAACGCTAAGCTCTGCTGGTAACTACGATTATTCGTACACCGGCATTCCAGCAAGCCGCGTTCGTGTCCGTATTGTGTCAATTACTTCCGGCACGCCCAACGTCACGCCGCAAATCATCGTTCACAAGAGCTGATTGCGTGGCTTGATAGGCATAAAGAGTTAGACTCGAAGGCATAGACCCTTCCTATGTCTAATCATGGCCATCCTTCGCGGAGAGCAAGGTGCGGTCCAGTTTGACGCTGCTGGCTCTTCTAACGCCACAATCGTTGGAACCCGCAGCTGGACTCTGAACATCACCAAAGACACGTTGGACGTTACCGATCACGGTGACACTTTTCGTGCATTTGTCGGCAGCATGATCAGCGGTTCTGGCACCGTTGAGCTGGTGTACGACCCAGATGCAACCGGTCAGGCTGCATTTATCGAAGACGTGATTACTGCTGCAGACCCTGCAGACGCCACGTTCGAGCTGTTTACCACCGGTACTACCTCTGGTACTGACAGCGTGAGCTTTGCGGGCATTATTACCAGCATGGATATTGCATCCACTGTTGGCGATTTGGTCGTTGCCACCTGCAACTTCATCACCAGCGGCGCCATCACTTCCAACCTTGAATAAGGTTTAGGACGATGGCAGAGCGCAAAAAGCGTAAGCGTGGTCCCAGCCTTAGCGTTGGCCGTGGCGAGAAGCTGCCTGTTAGCAAAGGTGCTGGCCTGACTGCCAAAGGTCGGGCTAAGTACAACCGGGAAACGGGTTCTAATTTGAAACCGCCGGTTACAGGCAAGCCAAAGACAAAGGAAGAAGCTGCCCGTAAGCGTTCTTTCTGCGCTCGAAGTCGTAACTGGACTGGTGAACGGGGTAAAGCGGCCCGTCGTCGATGGGGCTGTTAATAACTCAACTCTGAGGTGTCATGACTTACTCCGTTCCCGGTCTCGTTAGAACGCATCTTGTCAGCAGTTCCTACATGGGCACTGTTGATAGTCCGTTCGTGCGAACACGGGCTGTGATCGACCAGATGAAGGGCTGGGAGATCATGAAGGCCGTTACAAACGGAACGGAGTACCTGCGTGAAAACAGCGAAGCATTCCTGCCGCTAGAACCGCGTGAGGACTACACCGCGTACCTAGCACGAGTCAATCGCTCTGTTTTTACGCCTTACACGCAGCGTTTAATCCGAGCTGCTGCGGGCTTAATACTTCGCAAGCCAATCAGCGTTGAAGGCGACCCTTATTGGACAGATGTCTTTAATAAGGACGTTGATGGTTGTGGATCGGATTTAGATGAATACGCTCGACGACTCTTGATCTGTGCCCTGACGTATGGGCACTGCCACACGCTGGTTGATTTTCCTGCGCCTTCGGGCGCAAGAAGTCTTGCAGAAGAGCGTGCTCTTAATCGTCGGCCCTATTGGATTGAGGTGGATCCCACTCAGGTCTACGGTTGGCGATTGGACCGCGAAACCAATTATGGAAACCTTACGCAAGTTCGGATTGGGGAAAAGGCTGTAGTTGCTGACGGCGAGTTTGGAGAAAAGGTCTATGACCAAATCCGTGTCATTGAGCCAGGTCGTTATCGCGTCTTCCGGCAAGAAGAGCAGAAAAAAGAGATGCAAGGGAATTTCCCATACCCCTCTTCCTTCGATCAATCCGACGCTACGGAGGAGTATGAATTGGTTGAGTCTGGTCCTTACTCGCTCGATCAGATCCCCCTGGTGACGATCTATGCAAATAAAACGGACACAATGACCAGTAAGCCACCGCTTCTGGACATTGCTCATCTCAATCTGGCCCATTATCAGCGGCAAGCAGATCTTATCCACAGCCTCCACATCGCTTCGCAACCGATGCTCGTCCTTGAGGGCTGGGACGACCAAACGAAAGACATGGCTATCAGCGTTAATTACGCGATGGCGACCCAGCCGGGTAACAAGGTCTATTACGTGGAGCCTGCGGCAAGCGCGTTTGAAGCGCAATCAGCGGAAATTCAAGAATTACAGCAGCAAATGGCGACACTCGGCATCAGCACGTTGAGCCAACAGAAGTTTGTGGCTGAATCTG